GCCACCACCACCGCCACCGCCGCCGCCAACGCTTAGGCCAGGGATGTTTTTGATAGCTGCTGAGATTTTGGCTATGTCTGCCAATATCTTAGCCATAATAGAATCCCAATCTTCAAATGGGTTCTTGGCTTTTGGAATGTTTGCTATGCCGCTATTAAGCAGAAATAGTCGGGTTTGTGCATCAATTAAACGATCTATAACTGTCTTAGCGTTATCACTTGTTTTAATTGTTACGCCCAACGCTGCAAAGGCTGGAGCTTGAAGTGCCAAAATTGCGCTAGTTAGTTTATCTGCTGCATCCGCGTTCTCATTGTTAATGGCTAATAATGCTGTTAAACGTAATCTTTGTTCTTCGCTTATCCGACCTTGCAAAGCAGCAACAATTTGTATGTTGTCCATGTCAAAGATAGTGCCAGCGCGCTTGAGTTGTTGTTCTTCTTTTAATGCTTTGGCTCTTGCTGCGTTAGATGCTTTATCTAATTTTGCTATCTTCTCGCGCTCTGCTCTAATTTTCTTTTGTAGTGCTAAGTCTTTTTTGCGTTGGATTTCTTCTTGAACTAACTGTAATTGGGTAGGGCTTTTAGTGCCACCCCTAGGCGCATTACTCTTGCCTAATAAATCACTTGCAGCACGACCAACAAACCCTAGTGTTACTACATCGTAAAGTGTTTTTAATCTGTTTACGGCATCTGCTGCAAAGCCAAAAGCAACGCCAATGTTAGTTCCAGCATCAACTAAGCCTTGTAGGCCACGATCATAATCGCCTGAGCCCAGTTTCTCAACGGCTTTGAGTAATCCTTCGCCAACTTCTTCTCTTGCTTTGTCTGCTGCAATTTGTAATCTTGATAAACGACCTGAATATGAGTCTACGCTTGCAGCTGCAACACCTGTAAATTGCTCGCTTAGTAGGTCTAAAGCTTTTTCAAAACCTACTGCTTCCAACTCTGAAGCTGTGTAAGTTCTCTGAAGTTTGGCAAGGCTAGTAAAGTTACCTTTGAAAGCCCGAGTTAAAGCTGTTGTAACTTGATTAAGGTCTACCCCTGTGCCTGCTGCCACATCAATTGCTGTGCCAAGTATTTCCATTGATTTGGCAGAATCCAATGTTGTGGATATTAGGTTGACAATTGCCGGTCTTAGTTGATCCTTAGTTACTAGTGTTGCTTGTTCTGTTGCTTCTAAAAACTCCTCAATTGCTCTTACGTTGTAAGCAAAACCAAGATTGCCTAGAGATGTTGTTAATTGCTTTACCGCTTTTTCTTCTTTAGCAAACACTTGAACGCTAGTTTTCGCAAAGTTAACAAATGCACGTGCGCTAAGCGCCACGCCAATTACAGCGCCTAACTTCTTAAAGTTTGTGCTTAAGCGTTTTGTAGCATTTTCTGCATCCTTAAATCCCTGCTTCTTCAGTTCAGCAGCAATTATTATGCGAATGTTTTCTTCAGTTAATGCCATTAGGCTGCCTCACTTTTGCTATTCTGTATTTGTTTCACAAGATTAAGTTTTGCAGTTTCTAATGATTTTAATACAGCGTTCAACGCTTTGCCTTGATTGCGATAATAAGCTGCATAAAGCAAACGGCCTGTTGAGTTCTTGCCACGGCCTGAGTAATCCTTTAAGCCACCAACACCATTCATAGCGCCAATAAACCTAGCACCAGCATTAGGGTTGTTTGATTTACTTCTGGGATCGCCTTGCGGATTTAATCGCCCAGCAGTTTCTATAATTGCACCTGTACGTGATTTGTTAAGCAATGCAAACAAAGATACAAAGCCTGTGTTCTGCATTCTTGATGCCTTGGTTGAATAAGTTAAACCTTTGCGAATGATACGTGAATCATAGTTAGGAAAACCTTCAGCTCTACCTGTTCTTGATTTGCGTGTGTAACCTGGAGAGTTCCAATTGTACAGACCGCCGGGAGCTGAGCCAGGAACTTTAGACCTAGCATCGGCAATAATAGGTTTTAGTGCTTCCCTAACTTCTTTGTCCAATTCCTTTTTAATATCAGGGGCAAGCTTGCTTAGTGCTTTCCTAAGCCCTACCACCCCTTCTATTACGATTGGCATGTTTCCTATCTTCCGCTTGTTTGACTAATACTGCATGTATCGCTTTTCTCATATCGCGATCCATATTAATAAACTCACTAGGCGCAATTCCTAGATTTACAGACAGTTCCGCTATCTGATAAGTCCAAGAATCACGCGTTATCCATTTGGGGAATCATCACCTAAAACCTCAACAGCCTTTAAGGTCGCTAGGAACTTTTCCCCAAACGGATACACTTCAGGCGCATCTGCTCTACGCAGACATTCCCATGCAAGCCAATAGATATCACTTTGCTTTTGATCTTCCTGAAAAGCTCTATAAAAGCCTTTTTTGGTTTGTTGCTCAAAAGCATACTCAACAACAGGCGTAATCTCATGAATAGATTCGCTGCCATCTGCCCTTGTTACTTTTAGTCTTGCCATTTTTGCCCCTTTGTTAAATTAGAACGAGCCTGTGTCGGCTACTGTTACAGCAGAGTTTACAGTAAACGTAATGTCTTGTGTTCCAATATCGCCAACCGCGCCGTTAATAGGTGTTAGGTTGTTGACAAGAATATCAAATGTATACAATGGGTTAGTTGCTGATACTGCTGGCACTTTAGCCTGCACCATCTTTACAGCCACAGTTGTGCCAAAAGCGGCATTAAGTGTCTGCAATACGTTTGATGTTGCTGTGTCATTCAAAAATGAAACAGTAAGGGTTGCTGATTCTAACCCTTTTACAAATTTGTGTGCGGTGTCCCCCATGGCGCTGATCTCAAGTTCATCAGCAGCACGATTGAGAGTAACTGAAGTTACGTGGTCACTAAGATCAATCGCGTTAATCTTTAGACCAACAGTATTATTCAAAAATACAGCCATTTAGCTTATTCCTCGTCTTTCTTAGTTGTTGGTTTTGGTGCTTTTTCGCTTAGCTCAACCTGGCCAATTTTGGCAAGGAAAGCCTCGCGTTCTTTGTCTACATCAGCCATGTTTTAGCTCCAATCGGATAGAACGCTGATTGATACTTCACCGGATAGCAGATCGCCTGCTGTTCCGGTTAAGACCGCCGGGGCGCTGAAAGTGCCAATTGAATATGCAATTGATGATGCTTCCAGCTTGTTTACTATATTTAGGTAATAATCTTCAATGTTAATTAAGTTGCCTTGGTTATCAAACATAGGGGTTAGCACTATGAGCTTAAAATTTACCTTAGGCTTTATTGCTTTGTAATGGTCGTTGCTTGGCTCAATGTATGGATCGCCAGGCTGCACCACAATGCTGTTAGCAAGCGGTGTGGCAGGTGGGAAGGAAAACACCTGCCACGCCGTATTGTCAGTTAGCGCGGTTGCGATTGTTCCTCGTAGGGTAGAGATTGCTGACATTAGCCTACTTGACCGCCCGGCGCTAAGTGATCCGCAAGTAAACCGCGAACACGTGCCATTAGTGTATTGCCCATGCGATACGGCGAAGGTTGAAAGTCTGGTGAGATGCCGCCAGCGTTAGAAGCTTGGCGAGCTTGCCAAATGTCAACAGCGACCATTAATGATGCTAAATTAACTTCCGGTAATGTAGCATAATTATGATATGTAACTGCCCCTTGAATTGTGCCAAAAGGTTGTAATTCAAACTTAATTTGATCTGCTGCCACTTGCGCGTAAGTAATTGTGTATAGCGTTGTATCAGTTATAGTTTCTGAACCATTAAATGTAGAACCACAATGGGTAATAGTAACTGTTTGCCCAACACTAAATTGATGCGGCACGTTTGTGTATAAAGTAGCTTCATTGTCAGTTAATTCTGTTGCAATTACGGAAGCGGTGTTAAACCACAATTTGCTTTTAACAATGTTTTCAGCAGCTTGGCAGCATTCTTCCACTACTGCTGAGCTGTATAAAGCACCAATGCCAAGTGCGCTACGCAGTTCAGCTTCAGTTACGTATGTTGCAGGCATTGTCTTTCCTTTCTAATGTTAGCCCCGGCGCAAGGGCTGTGCGCCGGGGTAACTCTACGATCTAGTTAGTTAGATCAGGACTTGTTGAACCAGTTTGCACCAGCGCCAACCTTGGTAGCTAATGCACCATAGCCGTAATACAGCAAGTCAATTGTGCCATCGCTGTTTACGTTTGTGCGAAGCTGGAAGCGTGGTGATTCAAACCATTGATATGAATCTGGGTTGACAACTGCCATTGAGTAATCGCCTAGACCTGTTCCACCAGTTCCACCGATTTGGCGGTTGACACGAAGGGTTAGGCCTGCAACAGTTCCTGATACAGAATCTGGTGAAAGAACTCCACCATTGTTCTGCGGATTTGAAGCGATATAAATTGGGCGGCCATTATCTTCATAGGACATAATCTTTGACCATTGTTCTGGAGATACAACGATATTGCGAGCAAAGCCAAGTGTTCCCTTATAGATTGCGCCTGCTGCGTTTGCTATGTAGGTCAATAGACCTGTCTTGTCCTCAGTTGTTGCAGTTGCGTTTAGAACGCCATCGTTTGCAACTTCGCCTGTTACGTATTGATCAGTGTCCTTTGCGTATGCAAACTCCATTTGACGAACAAGCTCATCAAAGAATGCCGGGCTTGAACGATCAATTAGCTCAACAGTTGTAATAGCGCGGCCTTTAAATGGCTTAACATCAACGTTAATAAAGGATGCAGTTAATTGTGAATCAGTAATTGCCTGATTCTCATCAATCTGATCTACTGTTGGAACAGCAGTTATCTTAGGAATCTGAAATACAAGGCCAGCATCAGGCAGAGTTCCGCGGCTGATTGAATCAATCATTGGGCGGTCTGCATTTGATAGTGGGTTAATAATTTCTGTTAACTGACGGGTTGGAATCATGCCAGGTGCAGTTGTTGTTTCGTTATCGGCAGCGCGAACATACATCGCTGCATCTTCATCGCCAAGGAACTTTGCACGTAAAGTGTTTTCAAGGTATTTAGCCTTGGTGAACTCTAAACGTGGCTTGGCATAAATTGGTGCTGTAACTGTTGGGCGCGAAGCTTCCACCGCAGGGGCTTCAACCTCAGGCGCAACGGCTACGGCGTTTGTTGTGTCTTCCACAACGGCCTCGCTTTCGTTTTGGGTTGTTATTTCTTTTGCTGCATCATCTTCAGATGCAGCAACGCTCAAAACTTCCGCGCTCTTAAACGCAGCAGCTTGAACAAGGCTTGTTTCTTCCATTTTGCTTTTTAGCACACGATATACGCCACCTTCGCGCTTGCCATCAATAACTTCAACGCCAACTGATAGTCCGCTGCGTAGTTGCTCAGATGCTTCAATTAGTGCATCTGTTCCGCGTGTCGTGTTGCTTATTTTGAATGTGGCATACATGCCATCTTCATCTTCTCTGTAAGACACCATGCGACCAATTGGCTTCTTTGCATCATGCTCAAGCAAAAGCTTTGGCTTAGGGCTGTCTGGAATCTCAATTGATCCTTTTTCAAATACAACTTTGCCGGCAGATGTCTGCCCAATCTCACCATCAAACGGCACAATTTTGCCAGAGATGGTGCGCTCACTTATTGAGCATTCTAAATCGCTAGTAAACGTTAGGTGCATCTTGATTTCCGTTCGGTGATAGGTTTTCCATTTCCATGGCTTGTTCTACTGTAATCAACCCAAGGGTCAACATCTTTTCAATTACTGCTAAGCGTTCTAGTGCATCTACTGCCAAGAAAGCATCTTCAACATCAAACTTGACAATGTTTCCGCGAGCTGTTAAATCATCCATGCTCAAGCGTTCTTCAATTGCGTGAATAAAAGGCGCAAGTGATAGAGATACAAATTGACGGCGTTCATCTTGAACGTTTGCATAGGTCATGCTGTTGTTCATTTCCGCGCTTATGTAATATGCAGGTACATTCATCAAACGTGCTACCTGTGTTGACATATTCTGTATTAGGTCAACGTAGCCCATGTCCTTAGGACTAAAACTAGTCGGCACGTAATCTAAAGTGCTAGTCAGATAGGCTGTTGCGCGCTGTGATCGTGCCGACTTCCAAGCCCCAAGAATTGCATCTACTTCTTCCTTGCTTAAATCTGCGCCGGTGTTCTTAATGACACCTGAAGGCATTGGGGTTGCCGTTGCTACGCTAGTTGACTTATCTAAATCAATTGCAGCACGTAAAGTACGTGCGCCACGTGCTAACACACCTTCATCTAATCCTTGAAATGTAATTAATGAGCCAAGGCCAGACATAGGCACTTCGCTACCATCAATGTAATAACGTGTAATGTATTTAGTTACAGGATCACTATCAAATGACACACGACCAGGTGCAATCCATTCAAATCGTGCTGGCCTGCCATCATCAAAGTAAGTTTCTGTTACGCGCCAATATGCAACGCCAAAAAATAGTAATGAATCTACTGTCCAAGCAATTGTTACTGCTTTAGGTTGTGATGCTGCTGGTTGTTCTAGCCAAGCAGGTTTTCCTAGCTTCTCACCTGTGCTGCGCTTGTATAAACAAAGCGGAAAGGTTGCGATAGTTCCTGAAAGTAAGTTCCTACATCTAGCAACGGAAGGAACGCTAATAGCTTCTTCACGGCCTACTGGATTAAATGCTAATGGGAGAAAATAATTAAAAGAATCCGTCATTAACGGCGGTGCGAGTTGCGCCTCTATTTTTGCAGGGCGAAAACGATCTAATAGACCCATCGTTTAAGGATACCACACAAATCAGACATTCCTGTCATTTCAGACATAGATTTGTGGCTTGCTTTGTGGCTTTAGCAATTGATGCACGACCATGGCTAATGAGATGGCAGCTGACACATCCCCAGCCGACTTACGGCGCACGATTCTCCATCCGGCATCCGATTCCTTAGCCGCGCAGTTATTCATACTATCAACTAGCGATTGTTGCCCAGCATGCACAATCCTGCCGTTAACAATGGCATCATAGAGATCAGAACAAGCCTGATAGAACACAGTTCCAGACATATCTTGTATCTTGTGGCCTGATTGGCTTAATCGCTCGGCAACGCTCATGGTGGCATACTTATCAAAGCAAATTATTCTAGGCTTGTATTGCTTAGCCCATTCATTAACTTCAATAGCCATTTTAAGTTCATCTATCGCTACTTGGCTTTCAAATTGGGCTATGACACCCACACCAACCTTGCCATCATCCATAATCTGGCCTGCTACTAGGCTTGCCATTTTTTTGTTCACCGATATGTCCATGCCAAATATAGTCAGCCTGCCAGGCTCTAGTTTTAGCTCAGCAAAGCCTAAATCTTCAAATGCTTGATGTGGCCATGGTGATTTAAGCGCACTAATCCACATGCAAAGCGTTTCTGTGCGTGTAGCTTCAACGCTAGATGTGGCTATTGCTTCTTCAATCGTTGATTCATCAATTAAATAGCCCAATGCTGGGTTTGCCTGATACCAGGCGCTCTTATCGGTTATCTTGGCAAAATCATCCGCGCTGTATTCCCAATAGCCCATTGTAGGCGGTGGATATGATAATGCTTTAGATCGTAAGTCATTCAATACGCTTGAATAGGCATCCCCGGCGTTACTAGTCATAAATATCTGACTATTTGGCCTTGCCCTAGTAATTGGCTTAGCAGCTGTCCATGAATCTTCATCTATCTCACGTAACTCATCAATGTATAGCAAATCCGCGGTCTTACCACGGCTACCATCTCTTGTTGCCGCGACTATCTCATAACGAGCCCCATTTAGAAGCTCTACTGATTCCTGACCATTGGCCACGCGGATCTGCTTTACCTGAGCCATTAACATTGGGTTGTCCTCAATGACTTCAACTACCTTGCGAAAGGTATCTAAAGCCATACCCCTGTTAGATGACATAGCCACTATATTCTTTTCATCAAAAACAAACAACCCAGCCAAGATACGTATGCGCGCTAGGTGTGTTTTGCCATTCTGACGTGCTACTAGCAGCAAACTTGTCTTTCTGCGCCACTTGCCAGACTTATCTACTGCCAGCAAATCTTTTAGCACATATTCCTGCCAAGGCAGCAGTTCTAGC